CTTTTGTTACAATGAGTTTATGTTTATCTGTTGCGTCAACTGCCACTTGACTTATGTATTTGCCACTTTCGGCAGTTCCATTTGTAATTGAGATGTTAGGTATTGTTGGTATTGTTGGTGTATTTGTTAAATCATTATAGTCACCACTAAAACCTTGTGGTAGGTCTGCTTTTGTTACAATGAGTTTATGTTTATCTGTTGCGTCTACTGCTATTTGACTTATGTATTTGCCACTTTCTGCACTACCGTTATTTACTGTAATGTCTGGTATAGTTGGAATAGTAGGCAAGTCATCTTCCGTTAAAAACTCGCTATCGTTTTCTAAATCACTTACTTTTGTAGGCAAGTCGATTGTCTTTGCATAGTCAGTTAAATCGACTTTTTCAGTTTCTAACTTAACTTTATTTGTGCCATTCCACCAATAGTCGGGTTTGTCGATTTCTTCAATATAGAAGTTATCGCCTATTTGTAGTAATGCAACATTTTCAGGATTACTCAACCATGTATTTAATGCACTTTCGGTTGCAAATACTCTAGCTCTTGATTTGCCTTCAGCTATTGCTTTTGCTTCATCTACTTTTTGTCTAATGTCGCTGTGTGCTGTTTCGCTTGTGTTGTGTGTTGATACTGTACCCTCTGGCTCATAATTAATAGTTACTAATTCAATAACGGTTTGGCTATCATCACCAGCAAAATTAATGTCTAGTTTAATTTTTGTATCTTCATTTTTATAATCAAATAATATTCTTACAACTTCACCATCAATAACCGCCACGCTGGAATAATGGTATCGTTCATCTAAATATCTTAGTATTAAGTCGCTATATTTTTTTGTGTCTAAATCGGTTAAATTATCGTTCAAAAGAGGCATTAATTGATTTGTGATTGTTGTTTTTTGTAGTGGTGTCAACTCGGTAAAACTTGTTATTTCGAATATAACACTAACGGGTTTATTTTTAATGTAATCATCTTTTGTGTTGTCGGTTTGGTTCCAATCGCTTTGAACGTTCTTTTGAGCGTTACTAGGTGCATGAGCCGACTGACTGTGATTCGCTTGCCAAAGTTCAAGCTGTAAAATCCGACCATCGACTACATCAAAATTTTCATAGTTTTCACCAACTGCTTCGTAAATATGGGCCGTAATTTTCCCCATAGCGCGCTGTTTGATAAGCAAGACTTTCGAATCATCCTCTGGATCAAATACGACTTGCTTTAAACGAACGGTCATTTGTAATTCGCCGTTGATGGCAAGCTCATCCTCTTTAAGTATGTATCTAAAATAAAGTGGATTGTTGGTTAATTCTTCTTTAACGAGCGCGCAAGTTCTTTCTGATATTTCGAAAGAATCAGCGCGTTTAAATGCAATGGTGGCTAAATTGATATCCGGATCTGCGAAATTGCCTTCTTCATCCTGATAATAAATATCGACAAAATTTGAGCCGATAGATGTCTGCACGAGTAATTTGCGATCTTGAATGTCTTTAATGCCACCGTATTTGTCAAAAATTATTTTCATTTTGTTTCCTCCTTAATTTTTTAAGGGATATTGTTTGCATAATTATAAAAATTGAAGTATATTATTAGTGAGGTGATATGGGAATGAAAAAAAATAATTTTATCTTAATTGCATTAATTGTATTGATTATTAGTTCTGCTGGATATATTTGGTTTGGGATTGATGCTATTCAAACAATTAAATTTGTTAAACCTATTGTGGGAACAAGAGGATCAGAAGCATTTATTTCGTCTAATCAAGGAATAATTGCGGTTTGTATTATTGGTTTGATTACTAACACAATTTTTGGTCTAACCAGTTTCTTTATTGCATCCGAACACTTTGAATTGCATAAAAGACTCAAAAAATTGGAAGAAAATCAAAAGGCCTAACGAATAGGCCTTTTTTATTTTAGTTCGTTGCTTCCGTAGAAATAAATCCAGTCCTTAAGCTTGCTGATATCATTCACTGCCAAATATAAATTGCCACTTGCATCAGCTATAGCAAAGGCTACTTTGTTTGATGGAATCGCTGGTGCGTAATCAACTCTAACAGCATTATTCACTGCGCTTCGTGTTAAACTCGCACCACTTAATACAGAACCTTTAGCTTTAAATATTTCGGTCGTGTTATAGGCTTGCTCGCTAACATAAATTACTGCATCATCAAAAGTTGTTATACCTCGCTTGATCAATCCATTGTGTTCTACTAAACGATTCCCGATGATGATTGTACCAAATTGATTCTTTGCTGGCAATAGTTCTAAAGCGACATTAAACTTAATATTTTGATATGCATCTTTCAAATACCGATATTCGCCTTCAGCTGAGCGCGAAGATGAAATGTAATAGTCATAATTAGTTTTAGGAAGCATCTTATTTTGTTCGATGAAGTTATAAGCCTCTGCCCTAAAATCAGTCAATAAGAAATTAAAGCTTTCAAATTCTCCTGTGTTATCATCTACATACGGATTATAAACTACCTTATTACCACCAATTATTCGGCCACCAATAGAATAGCCTACAGAATAATTATCCATGCATTGGGCTACAAAGTGCATCACGTTACCCATTGTGTAGTTTGCAGTCGCAAGTTCGAATGGTCCAAATGTTTCACTACCGCTTTTTGTTTCAAATACGAACTTAGAAACTGTGTTATTCGTTCTGCCAATTAATGCCCTCAAAGCATAATTCTTTACAATCCCGCTATTATTAACTGGCAAAAAATCGACCAAGATATAATTCTTAATCAAAATTTCGTTTAGGTAGCTTGTAAGCGGGATGTCATATACTCGCTTTTCTCGATTTAAGGCTATTCGTTCATTCAAGTTGTTATAGTTTTTTGATAGGTAATATCTGACTTTTGCGTAATTATTGTGATATGCAACTTCTTTTTTGTAAATAATATAATTGTCAATAGTTTTTTGGCCAATCTCTTTAATTTCATCATGGTCTTTAACGACCGTATCAATAATATACTCATCATTGCCCAAGCGAATGATTTTCCCAAGCAGATTAAAACCATGTCTTAATGATGATATCACTTTTTCGGATTGATTATCGATAGCCGATAATTTAGCTTTTTCATTGTCATACATTCCCGGCTTTGTAATTCTTGTGTGAGTATCGATATATGGGACATATTCAATTTTTGTTAAAGTGTCCACCTCATTATTGCTAATAATAATGTAATACCGCCGATCTCCATGTATTGGTCTTAACTGCCTTTCATAAGCGTGTCTAATTGCTTGCTTAAACGTTGAGTAAGATATTAACCCTAGAAAGCTCTTTGCTCGGTTCGCATCGATAGTCGATGTGTTTCTTTGGTAATAAATTGTATTGCGTTTCGTAAAATCATAGCAATTATCGGGTTCGCGGTCATCTAATAGTTTATAAGCTTCTTCATCAAAAACTGCATCAGTAATATCTATTGCAGACACATAATTATTGTTTTCTAGTAGTGTGCGAGTATCGTAATCTTCAGCAGAAATATTACATAAAACCTTAAAATTTAAAATCCTTTCAATTGGAAACGCGGTTGAAATAGACATATTGTCACTTGTCAATACGGATTCTGTTGTTTTGAAACTGGTCCAATCTTGAAAAATGGTATTAGGAATAATGCTGTTCGAACCACTGGCTTCAATAACTCCGGCAAACGTTTCAACATTATTACTTCTTTCCGTACTAGCAATTTTAGCAAACTCAATCGTTTCTTTAACTTCGTTCATGTCAACGTATGAGATTTTAATATCGTTAAAGTCATCAATCTTATCAATGTAAACTCTTGCGTTTTTAACCGCAAGCATGGCATCAAGTATTTCACGAAGTGTTGCTTTATCAAAGAAAAAATCCTCGCCTGGTGTATTGCCTAAGAAGGTTATTAAATCGCTCGATAAACTAAATCGTGGGTTTTGTCCCACTTCGATTAGTTCTGCATTCACAAGTGCTTTTTCAATTTGTGCTTTAAGTGTATCCGTTTTGTTAGTCAAGCAAAGATTATATACAAAAATTTTTTCTAAGTATTTTGTAGGTTCGATGTAGATAAGTGTATGCCTAAAAACATAAGGAAATATTTTTGTGTGTTGCTCCATTCTTTCCTCAGCTGCTAGAAAGAATCGCTCTTTATTTGAATATCTTGCCATCGTTAAAATGCCACTCGAATAGCTGATGACTTTATATACCTGATTTTCGGCATCATCCGTTTGGTTTGTGAGTTCGATCAAATCGTCTGCACTTGCTGTATTTAATTGGTTACTCCATCCATAGCTTTCGCTAACATAAAATAAATTACCATCACTGGATAAATAGACCTCATCAGTAACTGTAATTTTAATAGGCTGTTGATTGTCGATTTTAATCGGAGTAAAGACCGGAATTAAATCGCTTGTATTGTTATCGTAAATTAAAACGCCATTATCAAGCGTATCATCGATTGTTTCTGTTTCGACTTGGCCTGCAAGAACTTTTTGTATTTCTTCCCAAACACCATTTATCAATTTGTAATATTTACGCATTTGTTATCTGCCCCCACTAATTCCAATCATGCCAGTGCGTTCTCTCAAAAATTGCGCTTCACGATTTCGTTTGTTCATATCAATACCATAACTTAATGCTTGAGTGCCAAGAGATACAGCAGCAGCCGCAATTCCGACCGGTCCTTGCAATGCCATTGCGACTAGTCCGGCAACTTGAAGACCTGCGCTTATATTTGCTTGACCCACGTAATCACCCGTTAAATTGCCGTAATTTTGAATACCATATTGCAATGCTCGTTTACCTACTTGAATTGCTACAACTTTGCTGACAGATCCACTTGCTTCATTACTAGCTTCTTTGGCAATCTTTTTTTGCGTTTGATCAGGAGTCGCTTTTGAAGTCGGTGATGGTGTGCCTTTAGATTCGGTTGCAATTAATTCAATATTTATCGGAATTCTATATTCTGTGTCCATAGAATCACCTACGATTTGGTTAATACAAGATTATATACTGAAGCTTTGTTTTCGTAAATCTCGGTAACGACTAATTTATTTATTGATATTTCATCACCATCAATTTTAAGCGTTAAAACAGATTGATTCAAGTCAATTTTTCCAGCAATTTGCTTTCTTAATTCGGTTTGCAATGCATCATTATTAACTTTAAGAAGAACGAAAGAATAACTTAGAACTGTATCGATAAATAATTCCTCTTGCCCATCTTCACCGATATATTGCGCAGATTCGGTTACTGGAGTAGCAGACATATCATAACGATTAATATATTTAATATCATATTCTGTGGATCCAACTTTAAGTTTACATGTCGAAGGCTCAATAATTGCGTTTTCGGAATAGGTGATATTTAATAACCAGTTTCCGGTAATGCAGTTGACGGTCCTACGTTCTAAATGTACTTTATAGGCGCCACCGATTTGAAAAGCATCTGAGTAAATTACTTGGTAAAAATAAGTTGTTCCATCAATCTCTGTTTGATAATATTTTGCGTTGTTCTCTTTGGCGATTTGGTTTAAGATGCCAAATATTTCTTGCAAATAATTTGCTTGGCAGATAAAATTAATGCTAATCGGCAATGTATTCATATCGAATCCATCAACCGATGAACGACTTGTTCCACCTGTATTAATTACCATAACTATTGCTTCTGGATCATCGTCGAGTGGCTGGTAGTGAATGTCGTTACTGACATATACTTTGCGTTTAGTTACAGCTTCTAACTGCGCTCTTAAAATCTCTTTGTAATTACGTTCAAATGTCATAGTTTCCTCCTATGATACAAGCTTTCTAGCTTTTGCTTCTAAGTATTCAGCGCGCTTGATTTGTTTTTCTTTAAGTTCTCTTGTGTATCCTCGAGATTCTAAATATTCATTAGCTTCATCTTCCGTTATTGCACCTTCCATAATTTGCTTAATAAGCGGCAATGCTTTTTCGATTCCTCTGTTAATCCAGCCTTCATTAGGGTTTTTTTTTCCTTTTAAAGGCGCTTCGAAATTGTCCCAAGACTCTTGCGTATATTTCGCATAAGGCGCAATTTCGCCACCGACTGCTACATAAAAATATCCCGGCTCACCTTCAACAACCCGAATGCCATCTAATGCAAGATTTCCGGTATCGTAAGGTGCTTCAGCTTTTAAAATCGTACAAAGCGCATCACAAGCAAGCTTAAGCCTATGAGCAATAGATTTCATATTCCATCGCACCTAAAAAAGCGTTTGAACGCACTTCATAAACTTGGGTTATATGATACTCATGCCCTTTGAAAAAGATAGTATCTTCAATTTTAAAATCCGCGGCTTTTGGATCGTCAGTTCTTAAAAGAAGGCTTTTCCCTAATCCCTTCGCACGTATTGTTCCTGTTAATTGATCGATTTGTTGAGGGGCCGCTTTGAGCGTGCTTGATAAATCCACGCAATTGAAAGTGTGAGAATTAACGTGATGCCTTAAAATTTCATGGTCCGGATCTAATACTTGTTTATGCCATATGGCTTTGTCTGGGAATCGATAATTCATAAACATAACTAACGCCACCCCGTTCTATCAGGCCCAACATTTGTCGAATAACCAATGCCCGCATAAAACATTCCCGCATTAGTTAATATCTTTTTCGCCATAGGGCTAAATGCTCTTTTGCGCAATTCTTCAAGTGGTGTCATAACTCCGGTAATTGGATCATACCCGCTCATTAAATTAAAATCACCTACTGAAAACATATAAATCGCTTGCTCGATAGTTGCGCGATAAATCGCATCAAGTTGTGGCTCGCTTAAACCTCTTGCTTTCCAAATTGCATAATTAGGATTTCTTGCCATGATTTCTTCTTCAACGAGCATTTCGCATCTATTAACGAACGATGCAACCTTATTAGTATCAAAGTCATTATCGGGCAATCGTCGCTCTAAATCCATGCCCGTTATAAATTTAAAATCTTTAGCAAATTGTTCTATTTTTGATTTGGTCATATATAACCTCCATTAAGTAAAAAAATAAGGGGAGGAAGTATTTATCCTCCCCACGAATAAAAAGGGTTTTTAAGTTAAGCGTTTTGTTCCCAAACTGCGTAAAGTGTGATATTAGTTTGACCGATTTGGACGATTGCGCCGTCTTCATACACGACAGCTGGATTTGGGTGGGATGTTGAGTCATAAGCTGTTGTATCCCAGCCTTTGAATGTGTATCCGGTAACTTTAAATGCGTTAAGAGGCAATTTAACGAATGAACCTTCGTTTAGGTTCGTTAGAGTTGCCATTGTTGTGCCGATACACATTCCATTGTCGTCGAATGCGATAGAGTGTGTTGCAACTGTGCATACATAGATCGCTTTAACTAGTTCATCATAAACGAAACAGTCGTGATAGATACCAATATCGGCTTCGGCTTTTCTGCCACCATGCCCTGGAATTTGGTCGAAATAAACAGTTTCTTTGTATTTTTCGAAAGCTGCTACTGCGTTTTTATGAAGTAAAATGAAGTTTACTCCTGTACCTAGCAATTTTTGAGGTGCGACAACGATTTTTGCGGTCTTAAACATACGAACGCTTGCGTCCATGATACCGTTCCAATTGCCGATAGAGATATAACCTTTGCCAATTGCTGCTTCAGTTAGAAGCGCATCAATCGTTGGGTTAACATAGAGAATCATACCAAAATCAGTATTGATATTGGCATCCTCCATAATTGCGAATGCTTTTAAAACTTCTTGTAAAACGGTGTTAGAAGCTAGAGTGACTTTACGTTTGAAGATACCAGTTTGGCCGGTGATGGCGCCGAAACGATATGCATCGACAGCCGGTGCTTGGACTTCTAGGATATACTTATTAACATAAGTGACGAGACCATTTGCCATTGCTTCTTCATCTTCGAATTTGTCAATGACGAGTGCGTTGCCTTTATCTTGAGTTAAGATTAAATCTTTCCATGTTGCCACGATGCCTGTTACAGCATAGCCGGTTGATTGGTTATAATCAGCGAGGCTATAATCGTCGAATTCAATGTGTTGGTATTTGACCGTATTTGTGCCGGTAAAGATTGATGGAACAACTAAATCAGCAGTTACGGTTCCAAGTCTTAAAGTTGCTTGCAATTCCTTTGGCGATGTAATATATTTAATCGCCTTAGCTAGTGATTGAGACATGTTTTTTTACTCCTTTTTTAAATTTTTTAGGTTTTTAGAGAGTTTAGCGAAGTTTGCGGAAGTCTGCGAATTCATCGGTATTGGTTTGCTTGTTGCCTTTTGGATCGCGACCAGCTTCATCGTTTGCGGTTGAGAAATTAAATAAATAAGCGTCAGATTTTTTAAGAGTTTCTATTTGATCGTCAAGCCCATTGAGTTTCCCGTCTTTATACTCGATTTTCGTCGCATCTAGGATTGCACGAACTGCTTTTGTGTTTTTGGCGCCGCTTTTCATCAAAGCTGTTTCGATTGCATAATCTCTTTCGCGCTCGAGTAATTGTTTTGCGTGTTCTTCACGGACCTTTTGATTCGCTTCTTCAAGTTCTTTGATCTTTGCTGTTAATTCCTCGTTACCTGTTGCTGTTTTTTTGAGTTCCGCAAGCTGTGTATCTCTCGCTTTAATTTGATCGGTTAAGTCTTTAACGGTTTTGCGCTCTTCGTCGAACTTCGCTTTTGGAATGAACTTTTCCTCAGCTACGTCAACTGTAAAGTCCGTCGTCTTTTCGTTAATTTGCTTAACCAAATCATCACCTAGCTTTTCAACTAGGGTTTTATAGGTTTTTTCAGATAAGATGTTTTTTAAGAAATCCATTTGTTTTCCTCCTATTGCTTTTTTCTGTTGGTTAGCGCCAACTAGGATTTTTGATTTAAATTTTTGCCTGCTATGGTTTCGGCTTACCAGGTATAATAAAAGCACCCCTCTTCGGAATGCTGTTATTAACGATTAAATTGGTTGTTTCTTCTTTCTCATTAACTATGTTCTTCTTTTGGTTTGTCTGGCAAGTCTTTAATTACCTTGATTAAATACTTTAAATCTTGCGGAAGCCCTCGCCACACACAAACTCTACCATCGTTGCAAACTGTAATTTTATTAAATTTAAAGCCATCAAACTCAATGTTTGCTTTAGACCAAAGTTTACCCTCTAGAAAACCAAGTTGTCTTAAGGTGATTTTATTTTCTTCCGTTAAGGGATGAATAGTAAATGTTTTTTCTACTGCATCATCTTCTAAATACTTCCATAAAAAGTAAGGCCATATAATCATGAATATTGGTATTAAAACAATCCACATCAACCCTAACAAAATGAATTCTCCAAAGTATTTTGAAAATATCGAGCAACCTAATGATTTACGCAATAAAATCAAACCAAATAAGTAAATAAAGGCTAAATAGCCAATTAAAATCCATAAATAAGTATTCATAAATTCCTTTCTTTCTATTTTTTAATTTTCATGATAAGGCGATATTTGGAAACTTCATCCTCACTAATTCTTGTCCGCCATCTATAAAATGGCCGCCCATTTCTCATTGAGAACGCTTCATAATTTTTGTTTAAATATTGCCACTTCTTACGTAATTCACTCGCTTCTTTAGTAAATCCTGCTTGCCTTAGCAATCTTTCTTCGGCTTTCATATTGCGGATGGTGTTTTCGTAATGTCTTTGCCTTTGGTCGATTGCATATTCACGCTTAATTTCTTCTTCGGTATAATCAGTCGGCGGATGGCTTCCAGGTCGATACTCGATTAAGCGATGCCTGCAGTTATAGCCATTGATGATGGAATTGCCACCGTTAAGCTTTAAGACGTCCGCAAGCGGTGTGTATCTGATGCCGTTAATAGTTCCGCTTGTTCCGTCGAGGGAATATAGTTTGCCTTGATGCGGAGCGCATCTTGGGGAACAGTTCGGATGACTTGAGGTCCATACTAGCTTAACGCCATTATCAACTAAGTTCTTGACGTCTTTAAGATTAGCATCATAACGAATAGCCATCTCGACACGATTTCTTAAAGACACTTTGACGGGTTTCCCATCTTTGGTAAGTCTAGTGCTGATTGGTGGATCGGCTGCGATTGCCTTTAATCCTAACCTAACGCTGTTTTCGTAACCCTCGATTAATGCTCGTCCTTTTGCGTTAAAGTCCATATAAGGCCTGAAGTTATCGATAATTTGCTTTGGACCGTTTTTGAATATTGCGTTTAGGTCCAAAGCGTAAAGCGTTGTGGTTGGTACCACGTTTAAGACTTTATTGCGTAAGTTGTGGTTTACAGTTTTGATAGTTTGGTTAAGTTCATAATACCATTTTTTAGCACTAACGATAAAGCCGTTCCGGATTTCTTTCTTTAGCGTTGGATCGCGAATTTTCTCACACGCTTCAGCAATCACCTTATTAAGTTGCTTTGTTAGTTCCTCTTGTGATGCGCCTTGTAAAATTGCTTGCGTGATTAGTTCTTTGATTTTGGTTGTTGCACTCTGAAGTGTCACAATCATTGGTCCAGATACTGATGCATCAGGACTTAAAATTTGTCTAGGTGGATTATTGTTCGTTGCCACCGCCAGCACCCTCTACTTTTTTGTCGATATTTTCATCTGGGTTGACTTGTTGACTTTCTTCGTTTTCGTTTTCGATTTCGCTAATGCCGGTTAATTCTGGAAGATTATTAGGATTATCGAAGCTCATGCCTTGCTCAAATCGAATGAGGTTAACTTCATCCATGATTTGTGTTTCGGACCAATCAGGGTGGATTTCTTTAACGCCATTGTAGATTGAAGAAAGACTTGCGCTTCTTGCCGCAGCCCATGTATCGATTTTGTCTTTTTGATTAGGGATTAGATATGGATTAAACGAAACAACTACATTGGTATTCGCAAAATTTAAGTCAACTTTAGCAAATCCGTCTTGTTTTGCTGTCGTATTCTTTTGCATCCAAGAATTCATTTCCAATACTTTCATCCAGATTTTTTCTAAGGCAGCTTTCCAAATGCGGTGTTTCTTTTCACGCATTTCAAGTGTTGTTTTGTTCCGTTCTTGTTGCGATTCGGCGGAAGAATTAATGCTTTCTAATCCTGTGATGCCAAGTGCAAACGGACTGACTTCGGCTTTATTAACAGCCATTGATAATGCAGTGCGCCATTTTATTAAGTGTTGCTCTGTCTTGTCCGCAATTTCGGCAATGTTTATTTCGTTTTTTGTGTTTTGGTCTTGGTCGCCTTCGGTTTGCACGTAGTTATCGATGAATTCATCCGGAAGCATGGAAACCTGATAATACGAACCATCTTTGTTTTGGTAGGTAACTTTTGGCACCATGTTTGATGGAATATACCGAATTGTCTTGTTTGAACGCAATTCTCTAATTAATTCTGAGTATGCTTCATCGAGCGCATCAAACGAATCAAGTGCGCCCTCATAATCACTTGCACCATAGTCCGAGTCAATAAATTCGTGGCTTGGTGTCTTGTTCGGCAAATCAAAAGCGATCATTCCCCTTAAGCCTTTATAAATAAACTCTGGCAAATCGTTTTCGGTATCTGGAATTTCGGTAAGGTCTACTTCTTCCTCTTTGCCATCTGGTTTTAGTTTGTATAACCTATTATAGATTACTGCATCCCCAAAATAAGGGCTGTTTTCATCTTGTACGGTGGTGTAAATCTCATCTAAGCGATATTCGTTTTTATTGTGTTGATACCAATACTTAAATACAATCGCTTTCGTGATGCCGCGTTCTTTAATCGCTTCGGCTTTGGTAGCATCAACAGATTCTAAAATCGGATAATCTAACAATTTGACTTTGTGTGATAGTTTGAAATATACATGACCACTCCAAGAGGCATTCTGTGTCGCGTTCTCAACCTTTTCATATAAGTCAACGATACCGACTAAATTGTCGCTTAATTCTTGTGCTTGCGCGGTTAGTTTATCATCAGGTTTTCCTGCATCGTCAAATACTTCGATTTTAATATTGAAGCCGCTACCAAAAAGAATGGTCGCCATTTTAGTTGAGATTAAACCAGGTATGCCCGAATGGATCATGCGATAATTGTTAGGTGCTTTGCGCCAAAAATAATTCAAATTGCCATCAGCTTTTTTGTTGTTATATAAGTCTCTCAATAATTTTGATGATCCGGTGAACCACGCGCGATATTCTTCGAGCCGCTTAGTATAATTTTCCTCTGTTTCTGTGTCGATGATACCTAGCGCATATCGAGGATTGAATTTAATTTTGTTTTTTTGTCTATCTTCAAGCATTTGCAAATCACCCTCCAATCGTTTTAATCTGCGGTTTGTTAACCAACTTTTAATTCCCATATATCAACTCACCTCATTTCGTTGCTTTCATGAGTTTTATCATGTGTCTTGTGTCTGCGTATTCGTTTCCATCCATTAGGTCATTTAGCCATTCGTTATTGTCCTCGCGTTCTTGTCCTTCCTTGCCTTCAGTCCATTTGGCGATTTTGTATGCTGAATAAACCCTCATTGCGCCTTGTTTTTGAGAATTAAAAAATGCCCGCTTGGTTGCGAACAAAACTATTTCCATATCGATTCTTTCTTTGATCGTAGCTTTATAGGACTCAATGACCGGCGGAAGACCTAACCGCTTAAAGTCACCTTGAATATCTCGGATAAAATTTGCTTCAGCACTATCAATGGCGATATACTCAATCGGTAAGTGCGCGTAGCTTTGGCAAAATGCAATGAGCCTTTCTTTCTTTTCTTTGTAGCCCAAGCCTTGAAACTCCATTGCATCGACAACGATGCTTTCTGTAAAATTATGCCGGTAGCCTTTTAACACAAATGTGTTCTTGGCTCGCTTAGAACCAATATCGACTCCAATTCCGTAGCGATGCCATTCTTTTTGGTCGAACGGTTTAAGCAATTCTTCGCTCATATAATCAAGATAAATAAGCTTACCGGGTGCGCCGCGTTCGCCGAGGATTTTAATCGTGTAGTAATAACTGCCAATTGGATATATACGCGATGCTGCTTCAATCTTCTCTGGTGTCATGATTGGATTATGCTTCATCGTGAAGTGCATA